GAAACCCAGACGCGCGAAGCTCGGCTACTTCTGGCTCAAAATTGTTGGTTCCCATATCCTGTTACGCAAGGATGTAAAATGAATCTTGAAGTTAATACAAAGACACTGGCTGCATTCTTCGGGCTTACCGTTCGATCTGTTGCGAAGTGGCATGAGAGCGGGTGTCCGCAGGTGGGCCGGGGCAAGTGGAATTTGAAGGAGGTTTTTGATTGGTGGTGGGATAACATAGCACAATCGAAAGCCGCTGAAGAGTCAGGCGACGAATCCATGAATGAGGCAAAGCGCCTCTATTGGTGGCAGAAGGCAGAAGGGGAAAAGATTAAAAACGATCAGCTCAGAGGAACCCTTGTAGCCTGGTCTGAAATAGATCCCGAATGGGCCGGGCGTGTCTCTGTTGTGACCTCTGGGCTTGAGGCGTTCGCGGATTCATTACCTCCATTATTAGAAGGGAAACCCCGGAAGCAAATGAAGGGAATTATCAAGGAACGGGTCCGGCTGTTGCGGGATGCATACGCGAGGGAAGGGAAGTATTGCCCGAAGGGGAAGGCTGAAAAGAAAGCGGTGAAGAAGAAAACAGTTAAGGGGAAAAAGAAAAAGACTAAATAATTAATCTTTCGGGCTCTGTCCAAGATCGACGGATCAAGGACGGACGCAAGAATAATCAAGGCGGTTAGTGTGGGACCACACCTCACATTGACCGCCTTTTTTGTTGCCCGAAACAAAGGATAATGATGGCGCAAGCAGCACAAAAACTTAATTGGCGGGACGCAGAATTAACCAACTGGAACTCGCCTGAAGACCTGACAACCTCACAGTGGGCAGAGAAGTACCGCGTATTGACTGCACCGTCTGAGGAACGCGGGCCGCTGCGTCTTGTCCGTACACCATATCTTGTCCCGGTCATGAATGCCTTTGACGATGACGAGGTTGAAACGGTTGTGTTCTGTAAATCGGCACAGGTGGCCGGTACGGAGGGCATGATATCTGTCCTTGGCAAGCGAGCCCATGACGGCAACTGCCCGATTATGATGGTCATGGCCGATGAGGACACGGCGCTCTACATGAGCAAAGAGCGCATCCAGAAGATGTTCTTAAAATCCCCAGCGCTGTCGAGACTGATCATCCGCGATAAGTTCAATCAGAAAGAAATTTCATTAATGAATGAATCCTTCATAGCCTTAGCCTGGTCCTCGTCGGTTGCAAAGCTGGCATCCAGGCCGATCAAGGTGATCATATTCGATGAGGTTGACAAGCCCGGATATACCATAACGACGAAAGAAGCCAGCCCAATCAGCCTCGGGGTCGAGCGAACCGAATCATATTACAATCGTAAGATTGGCATTCTCTCAACCCCCACAATCGAAGAGGGCAACATTACAAAAGAGTTAAAGTCCTGTGATGTAATCTATGATTGGCATGTTTCTTGCCCACATTGCGGACAATTTCAGCCACTCAGATGGGGGCCGGAATATGCCACAGGATTTGAAGACGGCCTGTATCGTGGCGATGACGAGGAGATGCACAAGCTCGGCGGCGTGGTCTGGGAAGGTGGCCGGAATGCTACCGAAGAACAAATCGAAGTTGCCCGGTATCAATGCGGAGAATGTGAGGGATTCTGGACTACACTTGAAAAGAATGCCGCAGTCGAGCAGGGCAAATCCGTACCACGAACAGAAGTCACCAAGCGGCGCAAGGTCGGTTTTCATGTCAACCGGCTGTATTCCCTTCTGGGCAAATCAGGCGATATTTCAAAGCTGGTTCGTGAATGGATCGACTGCCTGGGTGATATTGGCAAGCGGCAGGGGTTCATCAATTCCACCCTGGCCGAACCGTTTAAACAAGTCGTGGTTGCCAGTTCGGAATCCAGAATATATCAGGCCCGAACAGAGCTAATGCCGCAGGTTATACCGCAGGATGCAGTATGCCTGACGGCTGGTATCGATGTGCAGAAATATAACTTCTGGTTTGTCGTGCGAGCCTGGGCTCGAGACTCCACCTCCTGGCTGGTACACTATGGCAGCTTGGACACCTGGCAGGATGTCGAAGCCCTTCTGTTTGAGAATGCCTACCCGGTCGAGAATGACGAGGGAAAACGCTCAATGAGAATATGGAGGGCGGCGGTAGATACGGGCGGCGGTGAAGGCTTTGAGGCTGGATTGTCAATGACTGAGGAAACCGAGCTATGGTTGATCAATAACGGCACAGGCCGGGGTGCTCGCGTCTGGGGCACTAAAGGATCCTCGCGGCCACTCGCCACCATGTTGAGCGTGGGCAAACCCAGAGAGCGCACCCCATCGGGCAAGGCATTAAAGGGCGGCCTGCAAATCATCTCACTCAATACCGAGCGGCTGAAAGATGGCCTGCATTGGCGGCTGGGGCTGGCAATCGAAAAAGATCCAGGCGGGGCATACCTGCACAGCGCAACGGATATGCAATATGTCCGTCACATCATGGCAGAGGAAAAACGGATTGATGCAAAAGGTGTTCAATCCTGGGTGAAGATCGGCTCTCGAAGAAACGACCTCCTAGATTGTGAATGTATGGCGGCTGCCTGTGTTGATCCTGAATGGCCGGGCGGCGGGCTGAATCTATTGAGGCGCGCTGATGTGGCGAAGGAAAGAGTAGGGGAAGGGGCGGCGAAACAACAGCAGAAGCCCCGAGGACGAAGAGTAAGGAGTAGCGGTATAAAATTATAAGCTGACAATCCGGGTTCTCTCAAAGCGCGGCCACGCCAAGAGAGACGATAAAAAGAATAGTTAAGGCGGCAGTGGGGTGCCTCACCATCTCATTGCCGCCTTTTTTATTGCCCGGAGCAGGAGATAAACGATGGCAGGAATAACACTAGCGCAGGCAGAAGCGAAGCTGGCCACCTGGATGGCGGCAGATGATACCGTTGCAAATGGGCAGTCATACTCCATCGATGGCCGGACCCTGACGCGGGCCAACTCAGCCGAGATCCAGAGCAATCTTGTTTTCTGGGATAAGCAATGCAAGCGCCTGTCTCGCGGCGGCATGCGTGTCAAGGGGGCAACCCCATCATGAAAATAAAAACCCCGCGCGGCAAGATCGAAGTCCGGGAAACCCTGCCTGATAAGATCGTCGGATATTTCAATCCGGTCAAGGCGCGGCAGCGATTCAAGGCCCGCGCACAGATGGCCGCAGCCGGGATGTTTGTCGGGGCATCCAGGACAAGGCGCTCAACTAAGATGTGGGCGGCAAGTTCCGGCAGTGCTGACTATGACATCCTGTCTGATCTTACGGACCTGAGAGAACGCAGCCGCGATCTTTATTATAACAACCCCTGGGCCCACGGAGCCATTGAAACCAAAGTCATAAACGTTGTCGGGACCGGCCTGAAACTCCAGAGCCGACTTGACCGGGATGTCTTGCCCCTGACCGAAGATCTGGCGGGGGCGTGGGAGTCACAGACCGAGAGGGAGTGGAGGTTGTTCTGGGGCCGCAAGGATTGTCACGCAGCCCGGACACAGAACGGCAATGCCCTTTCCCGCATGGTCTACCGGCAGGCCCGGCTTAACGGTGATGTCTTTATACAGCTCACCCGCTCACCCGGCATCAATCCGGCATGGTTCCCGTACTCTCTCAGACTCCAGGTAATTGAGGCGGATCGGGTTTGCAATAAGGACTATCTGCGCGACAACGAGCATTTGGCAGGCGGCATTGAAAAGACCGCAGCCGGAGCCCCGAAAGCATATCATATCCTGAAACAGCATCCCGGATCATTGGATTATAAAACACATGAGTGGATGACCATTCCGGCATATGGCAGCCGAACAGGGCTTCCGAACATAATCCATCTGGCATCCCTTGACCGGCCTGGACAGTCTCGCGGCATTCCGGACCTGGCCCCGGTGATCGAACCCCTGAAGCAGCTCGGAAATTATACGGAAGCTGAACTTATGGCGGCGGTTGTGTCCGGTCTGTTTACGGTATTTATCGAATCCGATACAGGCGATACGGGATTGAGCCTGGATGAATTCTACAATGAGACAGGAGCGCAGAGCACCGACGATGATTACAAGCTCGGCAATGGCGCAATCGTAGAATTAGCCACAGGCGAGAAGATCCACGACAGCAACCCCGGCAGGCCGAACGCGGTCTTTGATGTATTTGTGCAGGCCATTCTCCGGCAAGTAGGCGTTGCCCTGAATCTGCCATATGAAATCCTGATTAAGCATTTCACGGCATCCTATTCGGCGGCACGGGCAGCACTTCTGGAAGCCTTTAAATATTACTATCTTGAGCGTTCCTGGCTGTCAGAGAGTTTCCATCAAATTGTATATGAAGTCTGGATGTACGAGGCGGTCAGCTCTGGCCGTATCCAGGCACCCGGCTTTTTCACAGACCCCATTTTAAGACAAGCATATCTCGGCTCTGAATGGATCGGCCCGGCAAGAGGTCAGATCGACGAGCTGAAAGAAATCAACGCGGCTCAGATCCGAACTGAGATGGGCGTGTCTACCCTATCCGAAATTACCGCAGAGATGACCGGCGGCGATTGGGAAACCAAACACCGACAGCAGGTCAAAGAAAACAACATGAGGAAAGAGGACGGCCTACTTCCCGAGCCTGCCCCGGCTGCACCTGCCGAACCACCAGCAAAACCAGACGAGGAGGAATAGAGATGAAACTCCTGGATATAATCACAAATCCCTGGGCCATTGCCCCTGAATGTTTGCGTGAAATTCAGCAAATTTACGCCGCGCACATGAAGGGGGAAAAGGTTGAATGGGAGAAGATACAGGCATCTATTGATTCGTTTAATCCGGCAGAGAACACGAATCTGTATTATGTCGAGAACGGCGTTGCCACTATCCCAATCGAAGGCCCGATCACAAGGGGCTCGTCCTTCCTGTCTTTCCTGATCGGCGGGGCAGATATTGATCAAATATCCATGGCCTTCAATATGGCCCTTGGCGATAATTCTGTTGAATCCATCCTGCTCCATATCAACAGTCCTGGCGGATCAATTATCGGGATACAGGAGCTTGCGGCACAGATTTATGCGGGCCGCAAGGAAAAAGACCTCTGCACATACTGCGATGGAGTCATGGCCTCGGCTGCATACTGGCTCGGATCGGCTACAGACAAGATATATATATCCGGACAGACAAACACAATCGGGCATATCGGCGTTGTGCTCACTCATCGCACGGACAATTGGGACGATGAAACCAAGTTTTACGCTGGCAAATATAAACACATCGACGCGGGCGGTGAGCTCAACACTGAAGATAAAGAGATCCTTCAGGCCCGCGTAGACTACGTTTACTCAATATTCGTCGCGGATGTCGCAAAATTCCGGGGCGTATCTACGGAGACGGTGCTCTCCAATATGGCCGAGGGGCGGGTGTTCATCGGCAAACAAGCGGTTGATGCTGGTCTTGTGGATGGTATCTCCACGCATGATCAGGTCCATCAAGGTTTAGCCATCGGTGACATGGCTGCGGCTCAATTATTTTCCAAACTCGAAGCAACTCTCAAAGGAGTTATTGCATGAACATTACGGAAATAAAAACACAGTTTCCGGAGGCGTTTAAGGCCATTTTTGACGAGGGATCTACCTCGGGATTTAAGGCCGGATACGGCAAAGGGGCTGGTGATTGGTGCGGTATCGGTCAACTGGCCGGCGCTGAAGCAAGCGCACAGGCTGAGCGTGATCGTATCGCAGGCATTCAATTGGCGGCATTCCCGGGGCAGGAGGCGATTATAGCTGAATGCATCAAGGATGGATCAACGCTGGTTGACGCAATTATGAAACTCAACGGCGCATACAAGGCCACCCTGGATCAGCACCTGGATAAATTCCACGCAGACGGCACCCCGATTGTACCTGGCGTGACTGACAACCTCGATACCGGCAAACCACCTGAGAAGAAAACCAAGGATTTTGAAGCCTTGGTTTCTGAGCACATGGAAACCAACAAGTGCAGCAAGGGCGATGCTATCCAGGCAATAGCCCATGCCAACCCCGCAGCTCACGCGGCCTACATTCAGGCCATGAATAAGGGAGGTGAGTAATGCCTTACGGTGACGGAATTATGACTTTCATGGCCGGCGAAGCTCTTGAAGCACACCGCATGGTCAAAATTGATACGGCAGGCTCACAGGCTCCTATCGACGTCATTTATGCTGGCGCAGGTGAGGCATCAATTGGTGTTACCGAACACGCAGCAGCAAACGAGACCCCCGTTGCAGTCAAGCTGTTTACTTGGGGCGGCACGATGGAAATCGAAGCGGCTGACACTTGGGACGTGGGCGCTACCATTTACTGCGCTGCTTCCGGGAAAGCTTCTGATTCGGCAACCGGATCGGCAATCGGGAAAGGCAAAACACTATGTGCTACGGCGGCAGAGATCATAGAGATCATTGTATCTCCGGTTCTTTCGTCTACGGCGGGCACGATTTCTTATGCCGATGCGGGATTGCAAACCGACGAGACAATTGTTGAGGCGGTTCTCGGTGAGATCTACACCGATCTTCTGAGCGCACAAAGCTTTATCGGGATTCCGCTGAATACCTTCCGAGAGGCCAGCGCCTTTGATGTCGGCGCGATAGCTGCAAATGGCGGCGTCCTGGCGAGTGATTCTACTCCGATCCTTGAGGCTATCAATGCCGCAACGGACGGATGTCAGCGGATCTCCTGGGTAAATTCCAACAATGACCAGATTGTTACTTCTATCCCCCTACCTCCTGACATAGATACCGATGCTGGCCTGGTCCTCCATGTGAGGATTGCCAGCAACAGCACAACCGATGCCGTTGGATTCACCGTCGATACCTTCTTCAATGAAGGCGACTCTAAGGTCACGGACACCTCCACAACCAATCAGACGGCCACATATGCGGAGAAACTCGCAACCATAGCGACGGCAGACGTTCCCTCAGGCGCACAGACAGTCACAATCGGCCTCACCCCTGTTGCTCACACCACGGACTACATGTACCTGACGGCGGCTTGGCTTGAGTACACCCGGAAACTTAGGACTTCTTAAGGAGGTGATGAGATGAGACCTACCAGTGCAACCACAGTACAGAGGCCGGACCTCGGGCAGATGGCATATGAATATGCTATCGAAGAGAGCCGGGCCAGGTTTATCGGATTAAAGTGTCTGCCAATTTTCAATGTTCCTGAGAAGACGGCTGACTATCCCAAGATTCCGGTTGAAGCCCTCTTAAAACTTCCCGATATCAAACGTGCTCCAAAGTCTGGCTATACGCGGGATGATTTCAAGTGGGAAACCGGGACATACAATTGCGAAGAGTACGGCTTTGAAGAGCCTCTCGATGAAGTAGAGCGCAAGATGTATGCTTACCTTTTCGATGCTGAAAAAGTGGCGACCCTCAGATCAACAGAGATTTTGCTCAGATCACAGGAAAAACGCATCGCGGATACGCTTTTCAATGAAACAAACTTCACAGCCCATGCCACGGGCATCGAATGGGATACATCTGCAACAGCAATCCCCCGCGCCGATGTCAAAACCGGAGTGAACACTATTCGGGACGCAACCGGGCTTGAAGCGAATGCATTTATTTGCAGTCGCTCGGTCTTTGATAACGTGATGATTACAGCGGAAATCAAGGATTATATCAAGTACACCCAGGCCCACTTGATGCTTCCTTTTGAGGCACAAAAACAACTGCTCGCTCAGTATTTTGGTATTGATCAAATACTGGTCGGTGATGCGGTTTACGATGCCGGAAAGAAAGGCAAGGCCACAGCGACAACGAGCATTTGGGGCACTGAGTATGC